CCATTCACCTCTTTTATCATAAGGCATTGTACTTCCACCTATAGTATTACCTTCTCCTATTATTTTAGGAGCAAATTCCGCGGCTGCTGTCCAACCAATAGTACATGTAGCTGTTAATTTATTAGATCCAGTGTCATCAACATCAGTTAGATTTACAGTTAAATCATAAGTACCTGCCGCAACCATTATAGCATTACTAGTTATTAATCCAGTACTATCAATGCTAAAATCACTTACAGTAGCACCTGTACTTGTAACTAAACCTCCTAATGACCACACTAAATCTCTTGTATAATCACTATCTGTGGTACGAGATGATCCATTAGTTCCATAAAGTTGTACTATATTTGTATCTTCTACCGCAGGACTTAGTCCTGAGCTAGTAAGATTATATGATCCACTTCCTCCACAACTAGTGCTTATGTTTGTTCCACTAATACTAGTGTGTTTAATACACGGTGCAACATTAGTAAGAGTTAAAGTGAAAGCTGCGGAGATATTTCTTATATAATTTGAAGGAGATCCCGTGGATTCTACTTCTAAATCAAATATATAAATATCACTAGAAGGATCTTGATTTGAATTAGTTCCATACCAAAAAGTACCATCAGCAGCTACAGAAGAAGTTTGTATTTGAAATTCTTCACCTGCACTTACTGTAACTATATTAAAAGGAGTAGGTGAAATATTCGTTTTAGATATATCGTTTTGTCTATAAACATTTGTTATTGTTGGTGTTCCTACTATAGTAGACATTACCGCGCCGGATCCATCTAAAAATTTAAAAGCAGTTGCAATACTAGTACTTACACCAACACTTTCAGCAAAAGTTCCTGATGTTACAGTTAATGCTACTGCTCCATTATCATTGCTATTTATAGCAGAATTTAATTCTTCTAGCTTTCCAGATTGAGTTGTTTCCCAAAATAATTCTAATCTTGAATAAACCGGTTTAGTTTCAGCTACAGATAAAGTTGGTTGCATAGTTCTTACTCCACTTGCATAATTACTATCATGTGGAGTTGCGGTCCAAAGATCTGATCCGCAGACTATTGCTCCAATATTATTACCATAGTTTGCTACTTGGTCTGCTTTTATAGTAAAAGGATTTTCATCTGCTTGAAAAAATGAGGCTTTATCCGCTACATCTCCCCATGGTATTGAACCTGTAGGAGTAGTTACGGGCACAGGTTTAGCAGTATCATAACCAAGAGGTAAGTAACGTAACGTAGATCCATAATCTCCTTGATCTCCACCTGGTTTACTTGATGTGTATATATAACCACCTGCTGTTCCCAGTTGAGCTGGGGCAACAGCATTAGGATCAGGAGATATACTAAAAGGGACAAAAGGAATTGATTGTAATTCCGCATCTCTAATAGTAGCTATATTTAAAACCTCTTGTCTTAATCTTCCAGGATAGTATTGTAAATTTCTAACTTCTTCAGTACTAGTAACATTAGGATTATTAATTCTTATAAATAGAGTTTCTTCACTATTATATTCTGTATCAGTTGGTCCAATTTCTACTAAAGCTCTTGGAATTTTATTTATATTTTCTGTTAATAAAGAAGCAAAAAACATTTTACCTCTTTGAGTTTCTATAGGAGAACCTCCTGGGGTTGTCAAAGTACTAGTATTTCTAGGAACCTTATCCCAAACTTGATCTTGTACTGGTAGTCCATTGATAAATCCAGGGAAAAAACAATTATAATACTCTTGTTCTTGTTGTTTAACAACTACTTTATAAGAATACCACCCTAAAGGATTTGCTTCACCAACTTCATCTATATTAACTTCAGCATCATTACCATTACCATCTTCTATTATCCAATCTTCTCCTACCACATAACCTGTACCTGCTGTCATTATAGCAACAGAAGAAACACTACCAACAGTAGCTGTTCCTCCAGTAACTCCAGTAACTCTAATAGTCATACCTGTTCCACTTTGTCCTCCACCTGAAGCAGTAACTGGATAAGTTCTATTTAATTCATAAACATTTGTACCTGCTCCAATAATACTAACTGATTTAACCCACTTATCTTCTCTATATAACCCTGGTTCTCCAGCAGAATTATTTATAGTTTCTCCAATTGCTCCATCAATACTAAGAGTTAAATTAGTTCCTAGCCATTCAAATACAGGTTCATTAGTAGCATCACTAGCACTTCTATAAGGTACATAGACACTAGAACCTTTTGTTCCACCTTTTCTATCATTACTAGATAAAATTACATCTGATTGTCTCCCGTATTTATCTGCTAAAACAAATCCTACTTGATAAGTTCTATTTTGTTTTACCGTATGATAAGGATATTCAGTAACATAATCCGTAGTTTGAGCATCTCTATCTTGATATGAAGCTTGATAATTAATATCACTTGGAGGAGTCATTTTTTCAGTATAATTACCATATACTACTCTATTAGTTACTACTTCCTGACCTAAAGCTTTTATAGGAACTTTATCATACACTCTGATAGTTTGATTAGAAGGTAATGTTTTGTAAGGTTTACTAGACTCATAACTATAATCTAAATATAATTGATCTACTAAACCATGTAAATCATCATTCCAACTAATAGTATCAGTGTCACCTGCTACTATTTCATTTACTAGAACAGTATCTAATACCTGTATAGCTTGGGCATCTGATTCTTTATATAAAATATCTATTTTGTTTATATTATAAATATTAGATAGATTTGCTATAGAATCTGGTAAAGGAATTTTTAAGCTTATAGTATCTATATCGTTTTCAAACCAATCTAATATAGTACTATTATAAGCATCAAGTTCGTTTTGATAATAATCATTTACATCAGTGTCTAATATTTTTCCATCTATTTGTCCTAATCCAAATTGACCGTACTGTTTAGGTATAAACATTATTTGACTAAATGGAGCCATTAAAGAATACTCATTATCATTAAACTTAAACCTATAACTAAATCTTATGAATTTATCTTCTAAAAACCTAGAATCACCTGTAAAACTAGAATTATAATCAGGATTAGAAGCAATTCTTATTACATCACTTGCAGTAAATCCTGTTAAAGCTCCATCAAACGTTGCATCTACATCACAAGTAATTGACCATCTACCAGAATTTGGAGAAGCAGTTCCACCTGCTACACCTGATATTACTACTTGTTCTATTCTTACATTAAAATTACAATTAGCTGTTGGATTATCAACATTAGGAATATTATTAGGACTAGTAACGTTTGTTATTATATCTCCTACTCTTGGAACACCACCTAATACAGCATCTGCATCAATTCTAATTACAGTTTGTTGAGTACCAGTTCTATCTGATACAGTACCTCCTGCTCCAGCAGCAACTATTGTAGGAACTGTTTGTTGTGAGGTGTTAGATTGATTTACACTAGATTGGTTAGTCATACTAGTTCTACTAAAATCTAACTTAATTCCACTTGCAGGAGCACCAGTAGATATAGCTGGAGAAACTTTAAAAGTTGTAGCAGCTTGATCTAGTATTTGAACTACTTTAACTAGTGGAGTAGAATTACCTATTACTAATCCAGTGAAATCTGTTTTATCATTATCTGTAACTACATCTCCAACTTTGATATTAGTATTACCTGCACTTAATATTATCAATGTAGATGTACAACCAGCAGCTGTTGTTCCTGTTTGGCGTTCTAAAGGAATAAGAGCATTAAAAGGATAATATTTAGCTACAGAAATTTGCATTTCTTTAGTATATGCGGAGCCGTTATTTCTAGCTGTAGTGATATTTATTCTTCTTGGTTGATTAAAGTTGTCAGTCCAAAATAATAAATCTTCTAATAAATTTACCCCGTATATAGGAAAGGATTTATTAAAATTTAAAAAACTTCCACTTACTAGCGTGTTAGGAGATCCTGGATTGTTTAAATCAAATTCCATAATCTTACAATTACTTCCTACTCCAGAACTAGGAGCTCTAGAAAATGGATCAATATTTTCAAAATCAGTAACAAAAATATATACCCTACTATTAGTATCATCTATAAAATGACCTATTACTTGTTGAGTTGATGCAGTTGCAACAGTTCCTACTGCAGTATTACCTAAAATATTTTCAAATTCCCCCACAGTAGCACCTTCAGATCTACTAATCAATAAATTTATAGCTTCTCTATATTCTCCTTGTGGAAGAATACGAGAGTCCATGTCTTGATTCATTTTCCCTTTAAGAAAATTATTCTTTATTTCTGGCATTCTTTAGTGTTTTATCCATTTAGATTTACCTCTCATAACTTGTACGATTTCATCTAGTTTGATATTAGATAATCTTATTTTTGCATTTCTTAATGCAGCATATCTTTGTCTTTTATACTGTTGAGCTATTTGAACTGTGTCTCTTCTAGTAGACATTATACTATAAAGTAAATGTTGATACATAGCTTCTTCAGCCATTTTAGGAACTTTAGTATCTAAATCATAAGCTAACCCATCTGATATATATTCTAGTAGTATTAATTTTCCTTTTAAATCACTAGAAAAATTAAACGTCCCTCTTCTATCATCTATATTAAACCAACCATTCATTTGCATATTAACTGGATCACCACCATATCTTTGACCCCAATATTGTCCAATTCCATATCCTTCTCCCCACCAATCATACATATAAATTGTAGGATTATCTGCATTCAATGGGTATACTCCTGTGATATTACTCGTATTAAACTTCTCCCAGCGTTGATTTATTATAGCAGTACCTTCTACATTATCTCCAAAATTATCTTGCATTATATCACCTCTTTTGTCCTGTATAGGAGATTCCCACGGACTACTTGTTAATTGAGTAGGATAAATAGTATGTTTAACTCCATTTCCATCAACCCAAGATAACTTAACATAATTAACATAGTCTTGTGGTATTACTACAGCAAGATTATCTGGTACTGTTAGTTCTTGAGATTTAATACTTTTTAAAGTATCATAGCTAAATTCTTGTAAACCTCTTTTAGCATGGAATATAACATCAGTTCTATTTACTCTAGGTATTAATTTATCTTGACCAACATAACCAACTATAAAGTTGTTAACAATATCTGTCATTGATATATATTCATATCCTCCATAATTATTTTCAACAGCATCTTCTTTTAATTGAACTTTAACATATGTTCCTACAGCTTGTGCTAACCCTAAAGTTATTATACTATTAGTTTGTGTACCATCTTTACTAAATGTTAAAGCATAGGTAGTTAAATATTCCGTCCAATTACCGATTCCTGTAGGACTAGTATAAACTCTAAAATTATTTAAAGTAAAATCAGGATCAGTTAAAGCCCAACTAGTACTACTTCCCATAGAAAGAATAGTATTAAACGTAAAAGTATATGCTCGAGAAGCATTTAATGCTGCATCAGTATATATAATCTGCGCACCTGCGTAATATTGTAAGTTAGTTTCTCGGATTAATCCTCCATCTGGTCTAGGCATGTCTTATGTTTTTGAGTTTTGTTCTTCTTTTTGTACTTCTCCAGCTGCAATTTGTATGATCGTAGGATCATTTATTATTATTCCTGCATACGCTAATACTCTAGATATTACATTTGTTTGTTCTGATACAGTTAATTCAAAATCTGTTGATGTACCAGCACTATATTCAAATTGACCTAAAGTTCCTACACCATAACCCCATATTGGGTCAGCAGGTTTCTTTAAATAAGATATATTTATATCATTAGCAGTTGTGATGCTAGTAGGATAAACATATAGTTTACCTTCTTCATATAAGTATATGGGAAAATTAGTTGTAGGTTGAGTTAACGGGGAGAGTAATAATTGTGTTATCTCATTTCTTTGTGCGTACTGAGTTAGTTGTTCACCTTTATACATTACAGAACCTAATCTATATAAATCTGTTACTACAGCTGTATCTATAGTAAAAGGATTAGTACCTGTTATAGCACCTGCTACAGATGCGTTGTTTATGTATTTTTGAAAATTTTGTAAATTTTCTTCAATATTTTTTATACGATTAGCATATTCCGTGTCGTTTTGCGGAGTACGATACTGTTGATTAAGATCATCTTCGTATTTTTCGAATATATTTAGTTGGACCTGTGCTGCGACTTTATTAAATTCATCAGGGGTCATATATCCTCTCTGTTGTTGGTTAAGGATTAACAAAACAGTTTTGTATACAGTATCTACGTTTATTGCCATTCTAGTATATTATTTATAATAAAGGCGGCGTTAACCGCCCTTATTAGTATTTATGTTAAGATAGTTTCTTATCTATTGATCTGTATATTTCTACACCTTCATCTGTTTTAAACCAAGCAGCAAGTGCTGAGTGTGGGTTTTCATCAAATGGAACATTAAATAATTTACGTTTATTTTTACCTAACGTAAATGTTCTTTGATCACTAGATAAATGTATTAACCCTGCTTCAATAGCTTTGATTCCAAAGTTTCTTAATTGAACATTTTCATCTCTTGCTAAATCCAAGAATAATCTAGGATTCTTTTTAGCAAATCTAATTAGATCTCTTTTAACTTCTTTAGAACTTAATTGATTTATTTGAGAACCAATTTCTGTTCTTAATACAGCTTCAGCTATATCTATATCCATTGTTCTAGCTACATTTAAAGCTTCAATTTCTATTTCAAGATCTAATAATTCATTTTTCGCTTGCTCTACTTTCTTAACTTCTTTATATCTTCCTTCTAAATCAGGGTGATATATTGATAAAAGCTTTTGTAAAGCTTGATGTTCTTTAGGAACATGTAAACTACCTTCTTGAAACATTATATGTCTTAATGTAACTTCTCCTTTTTGTTCATCAACAAATGGTGAAGATTGATTAGTTGCATATCTTAAAGCTCTTTGTTCTTTTTTTACAGGATCAAACCATAACAAAGGATATTTTTCCGTATGTCTTGATTTTAATGTAAAAGTTAGAGGTTCTTTATTTCCAGTTAAATAGTAATTTCTATCTTTTATTTCCCATCCATCTTCTGGATGTTTTTCTTTTTTAGGTTGTGGTGGTGTAACTTTTTTTGTTTTTTCCACTACAACATCTTTTTCTTGTTTTTCCATAATATAATATAATTAAATAGTTAAAGGTATATGGGCGCCCGTTGAGCTAATGCTTTTTGGCGCCCCAACCTTATAAAAAATTAAGCTGTAAATAATACGAAATTATTTCTAGCTTGAGTACAAAGACATCTTTCTGATAAGAAATTTACCTCCATAGCATCTAAATTAGAAGTAGCAGCACCGCCAACAGAACCTGTTAACCATGATTTCATTCTTCTATCATCTGCTTGAGAAGCTCTATATCTTACATGCAAGAAAGGTCGTCTAATGTTTGTTCCTAGTAACTGATCGTATACTGAAGAAGTACCAGCTGGTACTAATACACCATCGATGTTGTCACCGTTAACAAAGTTAGAAGAACCACCTCTTGTAGAAGCGTCGTTTAAGTATTTCCAAGAAGTTTTATAGAAGTCATATGAACCTCTTCTAAAACCAGAGAAACCTAAGTTAAGCGCCATATCTTCAGAGTTTTCAAATACACCATAAGATGTACCTCCAGCTCCGTAAGAGTTTTGTTGTGCTAACATGTTATCAAATAATAACTCAGTTTTTCTGTCTAAGAAAAGCATATTCTCTTCAATAGCTCCTTGAGTATCTAGATTTTCTAGAACTTGGTCAAAGTCTTGTAACCCTCCAGCATAACCAGAAAGTACGTTACCACCATTATTAATAGCAGCAAATAAACCTTCAGTACCAATAGAACCAGCAACTGCGCCAGCTCCAGCAAATGAAGGAACAGCAGCTACAATTGCAGCAACTGCTGCAGCGTTAGCTAGTTCACCTTCAACCATTGCTATTTCTAAATAATCTTCGAATCTCATTCTAGTTTCACCTTCAGCTTTTAAATACCAAAGATAACCACTAGCACCATCTTCTGTAGCAACTTCAACCCAACCAATTTGAGAAGCATCAGATCCACTAACAGCGTATCTGTCTCTAATTATAATTGGTTTGTTACTAAATGTAGAGAAAGAAGGTTGGATAGACCAAGGGTCTCCAGCTCCAGTTTGACCTGTAGTTACAGGACCAGTAGAACCTTTTCCAAATTCAGAACCGTATACAAATACTTTAAGATTTGTTTTAGCAACCGCGCCAGCGTTTACATTCGCTCTAGTGTAAGGTATAACGTCTACTAAATTAGCAGCACCCATACCAACTGGATCAAATGCACCTGAATTATCTACAATAGCTTTTACTGTAAAAGAAGGATCGTTTGGATCCATAATTACAACTGTCATGTTCGGCATTAGTACGTTAGTACCATTGTTAATTGTTAACTGCGAACCTGCAGCAGTACAGCCTACACCATCATAAGCGATGTGTAATCTGTTTTGTTCAGACCAAACTACTTGGTCAGACATCATTGGCATTTCAGCGCCAACCATTCTTAAGAAGCCACCTAACGTTCTGTTTCCATAACGCTCTACCTCTGCTTCATAAATTTCCGGTAGATATTGTTGAGCAAAATCATTCGCACCACCTGTAGCAAAGTTTAGATAGTTTCCTTCTAAAGCTTGCATAGTTTGTGATGGAATAAGACTGCCATACTGAGGACTTAATACACCCATAATTGTTAATTTTAATTGTTAAATTTACTTCGTTTGATTTTCAATTTAGAACTATCCACACCATCTATAGCACGAACTTTGAATCCACCAAGATTAATATCACCCGCTGTTTGACGAGTGCCTGTAGTAGGATTTTTAGATCCATCAACTACAGTTTTAATTCCATCAGTTTTTCCTTGTTCGTAAAAATGATTTACTATTTTATCTATATTCTGTGCAGCATACATAGCTTTATGATAACCTCTCGTATCTTTAACATTTCCTTCTGTGTCTAAGAACTTCTCGACGAAGTTGTTTAGATTAGATTGATTTTCGGCAACTGCACTGGGATCTTTAACACCGTATCTAAATTTCTTTTCACCAACTTCGAAATCAAAACCTTTGAATTCATTGGAAAAAAGTTGTTTAGTGTTGTTAATGAATTTTTCATGCCTTTGCGTAGCTATCTCTTGTTCATTGTTGTAGCGATTAAAGAAATCCATAGCTTTTTGTTGTTCTTGAGTTACGCCCGGTCTCAACTTGATCTCGTCGTAATACTTTTGTTTCATGTCCTCCAAAAAGTTCTTTGCTTCTGCAACCGCTTCTTTTTTAGCAAGTTTCTTTTTCTTGACGTCTCGCTCTTCGTCAATTTCTGTATCGTAGTCGAAATTTTCTTCCATTACGAAATTAATTTCTTCTTCGTTTAAATGAGGTTTAGTTTTTTTGTAGTACTCTTTTAATAAAGCTTCTTCGTTTACATTAGAATAATCAGCATTTAATCTTACATAATCTTCTACAGTACCTCCGGTTTCCTCCATAAACTCAACCAGTTTTGAAATATTTTCTGGTAATTTTTGATTTGGATCTGAAACCTCATCTATTATTTTATTTTGTACCGACTCTTCGGCCATCTCTTGAATTTCTTCAATAGGCGAGCTGGACTCTTCAGTGGTTGTGTCTCCTCCAACGTCCATCTTTTCGCCATCTCCGGCTCGTTCTTCCACATCCACCGTCTTTGTTTCTCCGATTTGAATGGCATCGTCTTCTTGTTTTTTAGTTAAATCTACTTTAATAGGTTCTTCTGTTTTTATATTAGGATCTTTAGTAAGATCTACCTTAACAGGATCTTCTTTAGTAGCATTGTATTTTTTCATTTTAGGTTTGGATTTCATTTTCATATCCCCACCTTCTGATTTGACTTCTTCAGCCACCTCAGGTTTAGTTGTTTGTTTTTCTGACATAATATAATATTATAAAATTAATTAAATACCCTAAGGTTGAAATTGCCCTGGGGTTTCTTTTTCAAAATTAGTAGGAAATCCACTAGTTTGTCTTTGCTCAATCATTTTACTTTGTTGAGTTCCTTCCATTTGTGTTCTCTTATCTTTACGATCTTCGATTCTATTCTCTTTTTCTTGCATAGCCTGTACTTCAATTTTTTTCAATTCCATATCAAACTCATGTTGATATTGCATTTCTTGCTGTTTTAATTGAGCTTGAGTTTGTAGTCTTTGAATTTCCATTTGAGATTTAGCTTGTTCAAACTGAATATTAGCTTGAGTCATAGCTTCGTTCTTTTGTACTTCAGCCATAGCTGCTGCTTGAGAAGCTTCAGCTTGAGCTTGTCCTTCTGCTTGAGCTTGAGCTTGTTGAGCTTGTTGTGCAGCTTCAACTTTCTTTTTACGTTTTTGTTTTAAAACATCATTAGCTAGTTTTAAATTTTTTATCTGACGAATATCAATAGCATCTTCTAAATCAATACCTCCTTGTTGTAGAGACATTTGAATATTTTGTTCTAGCATTTGTTTGTCTTCTTCTTCAGGTTCTAATTGTAAATAGATACCAAAATCATGAAGATTTAAATTTTGTATTTCAGCTAAGGTTCCTGTATTATAGGTAGATATAGAGCTTTTAAGAGAATTTAAAGTTAAAGGGTAGTTTAAAGAATCTGCTACTTTTAAAGCAATGTTTTCACATGTTCTTAATATTAACCATAATCCTGCGTCTAATATATGCCTAGTAGCTACATTAGATTGGTTAGCTGCCATTTTCTGTAAACCTACTAAAGTATTTTTATCAGGCACAGAACCATCTCTCGCTTCATTAAGTCCGGTCACATCTCTTATCATTTGTAAATAATATTGATATGTGCTGATTAAACTTTGTATTTTACCTTGTCCTGTAGAAGTTGCAAGTTCTTGAATAGGTACCTTACCAGGGTTCATATCTCCTTCTTGAGTAAGTGATCTACCAACTATCGAACCAGTTTGGAAATACATATTCAATGCTTCAGCTGGATTATAATTAGTACCATTACCTAAATCTACTTCTGCAAGCCCATCCATATCTAAGAATACACCATCTGGTACCATTCTAGCAATAACTTGTTGTAGTTTTAAATGAGTTAATTGGATCATATCTGCGAATCCAGTTATCTTACTTACAATAGAATTAATTTTACCTTTGTACATTCTTGGAGCTACTAGAGTATAACTCATTTCTACCTTAGTAGTGTCAGCAAAAGGTCTACTCATATTTTCTGCTAACTTCCACTCTATTAATTCATTGTTTCCAATAACTTTACATCCTTGATATAGTACTTCAATTTTTCTTTCTACTCTATCAAAGTTATCATTTTTAGGAGGATCAAAAGAATCTGTTTTTTCTAAAGCTTTTTCTAATCCGTGATCAGTTTGTTTGATTTTAAATACTTGACTATTATATGTTTTATATTCAAAAAATAAAACCTGTACAGTATTTTGATCATACGATTGCCAGCCATAAAGTTGTTGATTACTAAAAGACCTGGTTTGTTGGATTTTCTCTAATTGCTCTTCGGTTAAATGTGGAAATTGTTTTGCTATTTCTGGAATAGTTAATTGTTTAACTTCTCCTACGTAATATATATCATCAAAATTTGGATCTTCTGTATATGAATATATTATATTAGCAGGATCTACATAGTCTATAACAATTCCATTTGACTTATTCCATTGAGTTTTTACTGCACCAATACCTAATGTAACTAGATCATAATAAAATCTTTTCTTTGTATTATTAAATTTATTTCTAGCTAAAGTATTATCAATTACTTCTTCTTCTGCAATTTCTACAGCTTGTTTATAACTTAACTGCATATGAAGATCTAATTCTTCTTTGTTTTCAGGTAAATTACCTGGATCAGGACTTTGGTATTGATCAATACCTAATGTTCCTTTTAATTCTTCAAGATAAGGTTTTGCTAACATATCTTCATAAATAGCATTAGCATAATCTGTTCTTTTCTTTAATGATACAGGATCTTGTGCATAAGCATTTATTTCAAATATTTTATTAGCCATTCCATTTACTACAATATCTACAAATTTAGAAACTACAGGAACAGGTTTCCAATCTAAATTCATATAAGACATATCACCATTAATAGCTAATTCATCTTTATATTTTTGAACTGGTTGTTCACCTCTTGCATACAACCTTAAAGTATGAAATCTATTATAAGAAGTAGCAAATCTAGTACCATTACCTCCTTGCCTCCACCATTCACTTTCAATAGCTTGTGCAACTTGTCTACCATATTCAATGGAAGATTTTTCAGCATCTGGCACTACTTGGCTAGGAAAGGCACTATTTGGATTTGCGTATGTATTCATTTATTTAATTATTTTTGAAACTAATCCCTTGTTATCATATTTTTTAATTCCAAGATCAATTGGTTCTCGTTTTCTTCTACTTACTGGAGCATATCTATTTTTGTTACAAGCCATGATGGCTAAACCTGAACTAATAGAAGCATCATGTTTAGTTCTATTGTTCATATCAAAAGATGCCCAATCTTCTAATGTTCTTTGAAAATACAAATCACCATATCCATCTCCATTAAAACCAATCGCATTTTCTATATAAGATTCAATTGCAGCAGCATGTGCTTGTTTAATATCTTCACTTGAATTAGGTATTCCACCTATTTCTTTTTCTGTTACTGAAAGTTTATTCCAAACTTTATCAGGTCTGTTCATTGCAAACCCTCTATAACCTCTTCTTTTAAAATGATATAAAAGTCTAGGTTTATTATTTTCTATTAATATAGGCATTCCATAAAATATACACGCCATAAGTACATCTTCAAAAAACACTTCAGCTGTTTGAGGTCGTGCTATATATTCTAAAAAGAAATGATCAGCTGGTGCATCTTCCATGCTAAACTTAGTTAATCCATGTAAGGATCCATTAGAACCTCTTCTATCTACAGTTCCTGATATATCGTAAGGGTCACATCCAAATGCTCCTATATGATCATTTCCAGGATATTTAATACCATTTTTTTCTATATATCTATTTTGTAGATTATCATCTGGTATCCAAGTTATAAAGAATCTTCCTTTATTATTAGGTGCAAATATAACTCGTGTATCTTTTATACCATTTTCCCATAAAAAATTACCTTGAGTTACAGCTGCTCTATTATTTGAATCTTCGTTAAAATCTATTTGTTGATAAATCTTAGTTAGATTAAATAAAGATGATTTAGACTCATCTCTAAAAGCATGCTTAGTAGTTCTAGGGAATTGTCTATAAAATTCGTTTAAAGCATCTTGATCATTCTTTAATCCTTCAACTTCGTTTTCCCAATATTGTATGACTCCAAGATCGATAAATCCTCCATGTGGACCGGTAACTTCTGTTTGTGGAGTATCGAAGACAGGCATCCCATAAGAATCAATGTATCCTTCGTAGTTCCATTCCATAGGTATGAACAAACTATATAATCCCGAGCTAGTCTGTCCATTGCGGTTTCTTTTTGTAACATCTGAGTTATCATATAATTTTTTAAAGTTTCTACCTCCTTTATCTAACGCATTTGAAGTACTACCCATCATACACTTACCAATAATCCTACTACCTAATCTTAAAGTTGTTTTTGTAACTCTCCAGTTATTAAGAATATTATTAGGTTTTTCCCATTTCCCACTTTCATCGTGCACTAAGAGTTTTAATTTTTCACCATCATAACTATTATCACCAGTATTTTTCCAGTCAACTGTTGTGTCTAATCCCTGTAAATCTACTACCTCACTACCTGCTTCAATACTTCTTCTAGTAAATTTAGAAGCTGGAACTCTATATGCTAGTTCTGTTTTAGGTCGATCCATACCATCTTGAATCGGTTTAAAAAAGAAAGGATAATTAACTGATATTGGTACAACCTTATCAGTAAACATCTTTTTAGCATCTGGTCCAGTTTTAGATAATATTCCATACCTGGAATCACTAGATATACTAGCAAGATTTACAATTTCTCCTGAGGCCATAAAAGAAAATCCAGATCTACGATTTTTAAGGTAACACATACCATAACATCTCTTATCTGCTTTACAAGCTTCCCAAAATAAAAAGAACAATCTATTAGATTCTCTAAAATCTGGTGGTCCTACATCAATTTTAGACCATTGTAAATACATATAATGAGTGCCAGTAAGATAGCTAGGAACTCCTTTGTTATAAAACCAAAATCCTTCTTCACGTCTTTTAAACTCTTCATCAATATATTCAAACCATTTTTCTTTAAAATCTTGAGGATATTCTTTCCAATCAAATACTGTTTTAATTCTTTTTAAAGCTTTAGGATATTCAGTTTTAGTCCATTTATCATTTTCAAACTTATGAACTTTTTCTTCCTTAGGTAAAGCTATTTTAAGATTTTGTATTTCATATATCTCTCCTATTTTACCAGTCTTAGATATTATAATTACATCATGTTCTTTATTATATCCATACTCCCATTTTTTATACCTATTATTCCTTTTAAGAATTTTAGGTTTAATATAATCAGGTAATATTTTATATAAAACTTGTTCGTACATTATTTAGACCTCCCTTCTGCAAAACCCTTAAAGGTTTTTTCTTTTTTCACCTCTTCTTTAGGTTTGTCTTCTAACATATTTTTCTCTTCTTCTAATCTATTTAGTATTTCAAAAGCATCGAATATAGCTAGTTTTTTAGTGGCTGCAGCATTCTTTAATCTATCTGCGGAAATATCTGGGCCATAATCTATGATTGGTTCTTTAGCAACTTTGATTAACTCTTTAACTGCTACTTGTCCAGCCTGGATTATATTCTTCTTCGTTTCCTTTGTGCTCATATTTTATAACAATATCATTTGATTTCATACAATAAATTCGCTTCTTATCTATAATAAATTCCCATTCTCTTCCTGGTTTATAACCAACTAAGTCTCCTGGGTGAATATCAAGTGCCT